TTTTAATATTGTAATATTTTGTATTTGTTGTGAATGCTTCTTTAAAATAAACGGTAACCCACTCATTTGTACCGTCACAATGAATAGCATTATTTGATGCTTCTTGAATTTCAGAAATTAATGTTTTGTAACTTTTCATTAATTTTAATATGGTAATTTACGATCCAAGAAATTAGAATAACCTTCAATAATTGGGTTATAGTTTGGATCTAAAGAAGGATCATATCCTGTTGTCAGTGCTTTCTTACCTGGCGCAACTTTCTTTACTACACCTTTAGCTGCTGGAGTCTTTGGTGCTGCTTTCTTGGGAGATGATTTTGTACCACCTGTTGTTCCTGTCTTAGCACCTCCACTTTTTGGTGCGGGAGCAGTCTTCTTAGGTGGAACCTTTGGAGTTGGTTTTGTACCACCTGTTTTCCCTGTCTTAGTACCTCCGCTTTTTGGTGCAGGAGGTGTTGTTTTCTTTGGTGCTGGTTTTGGTGGTACGGTTGTAGTTTTCTTAGAATTATCTGTTCTAGATGTAGTTGTTGTTTTCTTTGAATTATCTGTTTGAGATTGATCTACATCTCTTCCTGCTGCGGTATTAGTATTTGCTATTGTAATACCACCCGCGCTCTTACCAGATGAACCTTTGCGACCTGGTTCGCCTTTTTCTCCCGATGGGCCTGGAGTGCCTGGAGATCCTGCATCGCCTCTTTCTCCCTTTTCTCCTTTGTTTCCGCCTGGACCATGAAGTACAGATCCTATACCAGATCCTATACCATGAGCAATATTACCAATTCCTTTACCAACACCCTTTGCAACGGATGCTATGCCCTTACCCAATCCTTTAAATGCTTTACCGATACCCTCTCCGATACCTTCATTTAAAGTTTCTTTTAATTCTTCTGGATTATCATAATTCTCTGCTAAAAATTCATTGATATTTTCTTCAACAGAATCTTCATCGCTGTTTATGATTATTTCAACGACATTCTCAATAAAGAATTCTCTTTCCTCTGAGGAATTGAATTCGATGTGCATGTCGATACCGTCTGCGATACCTTCTACTAGAATGTCTAACTTACTATTTTGTTCCATTTGAAAGTCCTTTATTAATTTCTATTATATTTATAATAACTGTTATTGCGGAGGAAGGAAGGGATTCTGTTCTGGCGGAAGTACTTTTCCGCGTTTAATATTGTAAAAATAACTAATAAATTTGTGTCCATATTTGTTATATTCACGCAAGAAATCATCATCCCCAGTATGCTGACGGATATAATCAATACCACGATCAAACAAAGCGGTAAGATCACCTACAGATACTTCATACAGTCTCTTATTAATAAGTGGCGCAAGTACATCCATGCGAGTCACAACATGACGAATAAACATGTCACGGTTGTAATTCAAAGCACGGGTAATATCTGCTCTTTTTTTACGCAAAGAGTGACGGATTATTTTTTCTTGTCTTGAAGCATTTGGATCTTCAAAGTTTTGAGCATAATCCTGCTCGTCTTGCTCTCTTAAAAGGGTATAGTAGTTCTTTTGCATAAAATCTCCACTCATTATTTATCTTTTTGCACCCACTCGGTTTTATGCGGTTCTAACCCAATATTATTTTCAATCCAACCTATACCATCATTAAAAGCATCAATAGTGTCACTCATGAGATAAAAATTCATAATATCGTCTGATTCTTTTTTACATTCAAAATCTACATCATAAATTGGTAAATTTTGAAAGTGAGCAAGATAAATTGAGTATTTGGAACTCTTTTTTAAAACACTATAGTGTGCTTTATAGTACGACACCCCCAACTCCTTTCGGGGGTATTCCCCCGTTACTCTTGCTTGGGTAGTTCTTGATTGTTTATCGCTGTCGATGATTTTTCTTCAAGAACTACTTCACCCGTTTTTTTATCTACGCATGTTTTAGGTATTGGTTTTTTAATAAGTTCACGATATCCCCACATTACCATCAATAATCCAACTGGTGCATACCAAAATATCCATCCATAAGAAGGTTGTATTGGGCCTTCCTGAGAAATGTGATCTTTTAATTGCATCATTACAACATTATCACTTGTAGTATCTGGAACGATTACGGGATCGGTTGCACAACCCACTAGCATAAATGTTAAAAGCATTAAATATTTCATGATAATCCTTATGACTTGTTATTTGCCGCAGCAGAACCAAAATAGAATCCAACTATACTAAGAAGAACCTGACGATTTTCTGATGTCCAGAAAAATCCATTTATTTCAACAAATGCTTTTCTTCCTGTCTCTGGAATCAATCCAAACAATCCCTCTGGATTCTTCACATCAACTTCTATGAAAGTTGGCACTCCAAAGAAAGGAAGAATAAATGGAGCAGCAAAAGCACCAAAAAGAACAGTAAGCACAATTATTTGTCTTACAGTTTTACCAGCATCTATTGAAACTCTTTGTGCTGCTTTATCTTGATTTTCTGTTGTTTGTTTATTTGCAGTAATAAGTCGTTCGAACATTTCCTTTTGATCTTGACTCTTTTGAGCCATGTATCTAAAAAGGAATCCCGTGACTCCACCGCCAACCATACTTATTAGTTCGGGCGAAAACATAGAGGTTGTCTCCACTGGGCTAGACATTAAAAATCACAGACATCATGGTAAAGATTACATAGGTATTTATACTTTGGATTTGCTTTTCTTTTTTCTTTTATTTGCCTTTTGAATTGGTTGGTTTACGCAAACAAATTCAACATAATGAAAATATGCAGCCCAAGAAAACACCATTGCCAATCCCGCATTTAATACAATTTCTGTCCACGGAGGATCACTGAAGGTTAGTGCATTCAGCAAAGCACCAGCAGTACAAAAACACAATCCTGCTTTTACCAAAAAAGTTTTATACCAAGGCATTTCATTTAATTTGCTATTTGGTCTTCCAAATATAAAAATAATAAATGCAGTAAACGAAATTGTTAATATTATACTAGCAACAAAATTAATAAGCATGGTATATCCTTCCATGATCAATCCTTTTTAACTTTTGAGTTGCGACGAGACTTTGGTTTCTTTTTTATAGCAACTTTTTCTACATCTTTTATATTTTTATTAAACCACTTTTCAAGGATAAGTTCAAGTCCTTTTAATCCCATGAATCCCATAACAAATGCAACTGCGTATTTCCCGTTGATCTGAACACTTTGCGGTAAAATAGACATTACCACGGGTGTTAAATAATTTGCACACGCGGTTCCTGCCAATATAGATGCAATTGTTGTGCTGAGTTTCTGTGCCGAGTTCTTACTTACAAGAAGCAAAGCACCAAAGAAACCAGATACTAAAAAACCAATGTCTATACCATAACGAATTAAAAATGCTTCTATAGCATTCATATCGCCAGAATTATGTTGCATGGTATTCCTTTATTACTGTGTACGAATTCCATAATAAAGAGATGTAATATTATTTATCGTTTTCTTTTACTGAACAATAATAAACTTATGCCCAACAAGGACATAGCACCAGGGCCAGGAACCGTATTCTGTCCAAACCCGACATAATCTATAAAGTTACCTTGAGTGCTACCACCAACGGCACTAACTGCCTCAAACGAAAATCTGGTAAGATTTCCGATGGAAGTAATTGAACCATAATTAATTTCCCAGGCCATATTTCCAGCAGAAAATTCTTGCTGAAACAAAGTAGTATCATCTCCATTTTCAAACAACTGATCGGTTCCAAGATCCGTAATGGTCAGTCTCATCACATCGGTTCCATCACGACCACGATGTGCAAAATGCCAATTAATCGAATTAAAATCACCTAATCCATTAATATCTTGATATAAAGCAGAAGCATAATTTGCATTTAATTCAGCAAACGAATTACCTTCATATGCTCCAACTCCAAAAAATCCGTTTTCCCAAATTTCTATTGTATTATCGGGTGCAGTTGTTGCCCAATTAACTGTTGGATCTGAACCAGAAAAAAAACTGTATCCAAATGCTTGAAAGTCTTCAAATCCGCCATTTACGAGATCTGCGTTAGTTTGTTGGACGAAAAGGGTCGCCGCCGTTGCTACTGCTATTGTCTGTAACTTTACCATCTGTATTATTTGCTCCTAATGGGTTGGTTAATTTGTCTTGAACTTGTTGTACATTATCAAATGCTGCAACAATTTTATCTACCATTTCTTTACCTATTACAGTAACAGCAACTGCTCCAACTAGAGTTAGAGTCATTATTTTCTTTTCTAGTGCTGCTATTTTTACGGATTGCTGTTCGGTTTTTTCCTTACAGTCTTTGTGCTTTGCATCTTTACAACCGGCGAGTTGTTGTTTTAACTCCTCGCACTCACACGGCTCGTGGTGGGTTGCCATTTCGACTCCTTTACTAACTAGGAATCACAGAGTACATAGTGTGTATACCTCATATGTATAAAATAAAACAACCCCCATTACTGGAGGTTGAGTCGATTCAGATGCGGGATGACCACTCCCCACTGCTTCAAGCAGCCAAGCGCATTTGGGCGCCATTTAAAATTGCCAACTTTGGCATTTAACGAGGGTTGTTGACTACCTCTCGGACATCTCCCTATTGCTCGCTTTCCCCTGTCGATTCCGTTCGACCCCGTAGTTTTGAAATGGAGTCGGGGGGATTCGAACCCCCGTGCAGTTGGATAGTCTACAAAGATCAACAATGTCAAGTTTATTTATTGAACCAATTCTTTAAAATCCAACTTGATGAATTCTTTTTATCCTCACCACCCACACCAAACACAAAAGATACATTGGTATCATAGATGTCCATTTCTGGAATATTTTCTTTTGTGCGATCTCCACCGTTTGCAAATACGATATGTTCGTGAGGAAATGATTCTCTTACTAATTGAATTGCATCCTTTGCAGTTCCATCATCGTCATTAAATGAAATTGCTCTGTGTACACCCTTAATGCTTTCCACAATAGTTGCTCTTTCATTGAAAGGAAGAAATGCCTTTCCTTTCTTTCTAATCAACCATTCATCGGAGTTTACTCCCACAATAAGGATATCACCAAGTTCTTTTGCTGCTTTAAAATAAGCAATATGCCCGCTATGAATGGGATCAAACCCACCAGTAATTAATACAATATTCATCAGTCCGCTCCATTTACAAAATTGTCGTAGTCCTGATACTCATCTAATTCTTTTTGTTTAGGTTCACACCGACACATAATAATTTCACCGTCTACCCACTTTACCCACTTACCTTCACGAATAAGATCTCTCATACAACACAATTCTTGATAAGTATAAAATTCATTAATAAACGGATCGTTTAAAGTTATTTGATAATAAACTTCATGCTCCACCAAGTTTAACCAAGATGCTGCATAAAAGGCTTCAGAATATCTACGGATGGCATTTTCCGTAGTTTCTTTTAAGATTTTGTACCTAAGCGTATTAACCATAATGGAGTGAAGGGGGATCGAACCCCTAACCTATGCCTTGCAAAGGCATCGCTCTCCCAATTGAGCTATCACCCCAGCCAACCTAGAGGATCTTGTCTGCGAGAAACCATACCAACTGTTCCTCCTTGTTTCTTGATTCTAGCAAAAACTTCATCAAGATGCAAGGGTGTAAAGTTTGTATGTTCTACACAAACATTAATATACGATGGATCATTTTCTAGTCCACCGATATCGGCAATCCGTTTGACATGATTAGCATGAGTGTGACCATGAATGTTGCACCCAAACTTTTCAAGACAAGAAGTATGTAGTGGTGCGTGAGTTAGTACGCAACCATTCAATACATGGAAAGAACGAATGTCCCGAAAATGTTTTGTATAATCTTCTAGTTTGAAGATATCATGATTACCGCGAATCAGAATTTTATCACCGTGAAGTTTGTCTAGTAGTGCAAGAGACTTTCTACTAATAGAAACATCACCCAAGTGATAAACCTTATCTGTTGGTTTTACCACAGCATTCCAATTAGCAACAAGTGCTTCATCGTGTTCTTGATAAGTTTCAAATGGACGAAGCCTAATACCGTCAGCAATAAACTTAACAATATTAGAATGTCCAAAGTGAGTATCGCTCACGATAAAAACATTCTTACTTGGAGGAGGTTTTGTTCCTTTTGGGGTGTTCATACTAAGTGGATGATGAAGGATTTGCACCTACGAAGTCTTACGACAACAGATTTACAGTCTGTCCCTATTGCTACTCAGGCAATCATCCAAAAGCGTAGTGTGGGGCCTGCACCCATGCTCAATCGTCGCTTATAAGTCAACGATCCTAGTCAGCATCACACACTGAACTACGCATAAAGCGAACGAAGGGATTCGAACCCTCGACCATCGGTTTGGAAAACCGAGACTCTACCGCTGAGTTACATTCGCAAATACTCCCTGACGGATTCGAACCATCGACTCTCGCCGTGTAAAGGCGACACTCTAGCCGCTGAGTTAAGGGAGCGTAAACGGGCAGTTGAGTCCTTTTTCTAAACCCGATCAAGGTTTAGGAAGTATAATGCTAGCCCTTCGCGTTCTTCTATGGTGTGCGCGCCCCACCACTGATTGCAGCCTGGGTATCAGTTATCCCGACACTGCTTTCTGAGATCTTAAATTTTAGTAGCGCGAGTGGGATTCGAACCCACACTTGATTGATTTTGAGTCAATTGACTCTGCCGTTGGTCTACCGCGCCATTTAACTGTCCCGCTTGGATTCGAACCAAGAAGAGGAGGTTCAAAGCCTCCCATGTTACCGTTACATCACAGGACAATCACTTCAGTTTTCCTTCCTCACTCATCTCATTATACCACTTCTCCACGAACAAGTCAAGCGAAATTGGGTAATGCTTAATCACTTGTCTGGCGCGCAAGCGTACATATTTAGGAACTTTTGGCGTCGCCTGTGGATTAATAAGATCGTAAATAAATCTGCGAACAGATTCGATTGAATTTTTTTCTTCTTCAAATGTTGACATATCAAACTACCTTTGAGCAATAATCGTACATTGCAATGCCAGATGCAGTTCCGACATTAAGACTACGAACACTACCATACTGCCTAATATACACAATGTCGTTGCACAAGTCAAGAAGTTCATCGGGAATACCAATTTGCTCTTGGCCAAAAATCATGAGGACATGCTCATTCTTAGGCCACTGATACCGATCAATTGGAATACAATTTCCAATATTATCAATACCAACAGTGCGAAGATGCCCATGCTCCTTTGCAAGAGCATCAATTGAACGCTTTACATCGTCAATGTTCTTTACATGATTAAACTTCATGTAGTTGTGCGTACCAACAGTACCGCGGCGATCATACTGCTTCTTTCCATAGATCCAAACTTCCTTTGCAAGAAAGGCATTTGAATTACGAATAGCAGTTGCAATATTAAAATCGTTACCAAGATTACTGCACAAGACAGTAAAGTTATTTCTCTTGGTATCAAGATCCGTTAGGATTGCTTCGTGCGTCCAGTATCTGTATGGGTCGATGATGTTGCGAGTTTCTACTTGAGTCATTGTAAAAAGTATAAAATCGAATCTAGTACTCGCTTAGGCATAAGTACTCCCACGGGGACTCGAACCCCGACTCACCGCCTTGAAAGGGCGGGGATTTGGCCAGTTAATCTATGGGAGCAAGTTGTGTACCGTTTTATCCCACGGTACAACGGGTGAATTGTTTAACGCTTGCCACTCTTTTGTGCTTCCTGCACATCACGAATATTGTCATCAATGTAACGATACATTGACTCATGCTCACGCTCGTTACCACGAAGGTTGTCATCAATCTGACGATAAACATCATCAAGACGATCAGTGTGAGACTTCTGATGCGCCCATACGGCGAAAGAAATCACAGATGCAACACCAAAGAAAACGGTAGCATCAGTGTTGTGAAGAACAAACCACGAAAACAGACCAGCAACGATGGATGCATAAGCAAAGTTGCGGAACGAAAACCCACCAAGACAATTAAAAAGACTCATATCAATTCTCCTTATTAGTTTCATACCAATTCTTTACGGCATTTTCTGCCGTTGTGTACGAAGTGTACACTTCTGTGTGAGAAACACTCTCACCGTTGTAAAACTTTACCACATAAATCGTGTGGTTCGATGCGTTTTGCATCGTATCAATTTCTGCGCTGTGTGTCAAGTCATCAAGCATTGAAATTTCCATAAGTAGGACGCCTAGGATTCGAACCTAGTCTTATTCGATTATAAGTCGAACTGAGATAACCAAGACCTCCCGCGTCCCGTG